TTTGTTGCCCTCTTTATCCAAACCCAAAAACTTTGGTTTAATTGTTTCTGCACAAATAACACAAACATGAATTTTGGATTTATCTATATGATTATCTTTCATAGGTTTTCCTTTCAAAATAAATTAACCAAGTATTAATGAGATAATCACGATCAAAAAAATGATCATGACTATCTTATAAATTGTTGCGATTAAACTAGTCAACTATGCACACTCCAACTCTTGCCAACTTTCACACTCAATAACTTGTCTTACTTCGTCATTGCGTGTTCTTTGAACGCTTGGAACATCAGCAGTTGATTTACCTGATCTAATTTTAACTAATTTATTATCGATTTCTTTTTCGATAGTTTCATCAGTATGCGTTGCCCAATGCGTTAAAGCATTATAGCCTGCCCACATAGTTTTACCTAGATCAGGTGTTTCTTTTTCAAACCTATCAAGTAAATAATTCATCTTAGTTTCATTAACAGGATTAGTTAAATTTAATTCTGCTGATTTACTTTTCTTTTTACAAATAGTTTGTTTAAGGATGTTGCCAAACTGTTCAGGCGACATATCTTTCGCTCTCCAATTCAACATTGTTTCTTTTTGGTTATTCCAAAATTCCAAACCAATACTTGCCTTAGTCATTAGAGCAGTAGTGGATAAATTACGTGTATGTTTAGCTTGTTGATGATACGCTTTTTGACCACCAAAGACTAAAGTATTTCTACATAGATCACGATACGCACCTGAAAAAACTTGAAAGCTCCACGACATATCACAACTATTAAATATATCAATTCTAGATAAAACCTTATCTTTATTATTGGATACGGTAGTTTCAAGATCATGAAAAAATATAGTTCGATGAGCTTGCAAACCGTCTTTATAAAGCTGATCTTTTACAGTTATATTATCTAGTGGCAAATCAGATTGCCCAAGTATTTTAGCTTGCTCATTAAATAATTCATGATGAGGTACAAGCTGATAAGTATTAGAAACAGGTCGAGTTTTTAATAACTTATCTAAACTAGAATTGTACAAACCAAAATAGCCACCAAGCTTTTGAGTATCCAAAACTTCAGCATCCATTGGATGAGATTTAACACCAACAGGAATTAATGCCTGAAGATCAACTTTAGTTATTTTGGAATTATCTTCATAAAAACTTACATCCCTAAAATCTTTATGAGTTCTTACTTCATGATTGAAGTCATTTACTATATAGTTCATTTTATTTCCTTTCAGTTAAATTAAAATTGAACGTACATAATCTTCTAAACTATCTAGATTAGATTGCAAGAAGTTTATTTTTATTTTTTATTTGCTTTTGTTTTTTTCTTAAAAATTCCATTGAAAATTCACCACCTGAATAAATCCTTTTAATGGTAGTTTCATCTTTGGTTACCATTAATGGTTCTTTATTTAAGGCAGAAGCTGACAATATTTTGCCTGACAATTTATCGATATCTGCATAGATACATGGATGACCATCAACCATAGACAAATAGACATTACCTATCCAATGCCTATCAACTTCAAGGTATTTAGGTTCACCGTTGACAATTCTTCTGTAATGAAAAAAGTCCATTGTATGTGGATTATATTTAACCCAAAGATATCCATGATAACTTAGTGGTGGTTTAGGTTGGCGAATACCATTGACAAAAGCGTGGACATTCTTTCTGCCCTCCCTTTTGACTTTCTCGTTACCTGACTTCCTGACAACAAACATGGCATTGGTAAAAAACAAACTATCTGTGTGTTCCACGACCAATCCTGTTTTGTAATCCTGTACAGAAAAGCACTTCTTGTGCAGATTATAATAAGCTCTTACTCTATCTGTGTTAGACATATGTTTCCTTTCCTCTGTCTGTTTAGATACTTGTTATCAGCTATCAGGATAACTGTCAAACCTTTCTTGTTTCCATTTGTTTTCTAGATAGGTAAATGCCCAATTAACTCTATCAGCAATCTCATCTGTTTTCTTGTGAGTTTCAAGCCAATCTTTAAGGTCACGTGTCATGTCATCCCATTCGTCATTTATACAGTCTACGATACTATCATTAATTTGGTGTGACAATATTTACCCTTTCTTTTGTTTGACAAGTTACAGAGTTATCAAGGTGTAGTCGCATAGATTCAAAATAGTTAAGCAACTGTGTTACTGTGTCACTCTTGTAGTGATCTACTGACAACTCATTTTCCCAACAATTCAAAGCATCCATGATTGTATCTACTTCGTCTGAATTGAATCCTTCAATGCTACTGACATTATTTGCTATGCTATCTATGTAGACACGAATACATTTAGACTTCGACAAAGGTTGTCAATCTGTGTAGTGTTTCCAATTTTCACCGTCAACAAGATATTGACCTCGCCAACGTAGATTGTATCTGTTCTTGTTGATGTGTTTCTTCATTAACTTTACCATCTTTAAATTTTCAGGTGTGTTAGGTATTTCACTAAAGACATACCTGTGTTGAGCAACGTGCTTTTCTAGATAGGCTAACCTTTTCATCTTTTCGTTATTATTTACGTTACCAACATTAAACTCACTACTTTCTTTTAATTTACTCTTAAGCTCGACATTTTCTCTTTTATAACTTTCGTTCTCCATTTTCAAATCTTCAATAGTACGTTCATGTATAACGTTACCTATTCTAGCAGAGCTTAATCTTCTATTCAGATCATCTTGATCTTGGTTTTTACGCAGATCAATTTTTTCTTTTTCTAGACTTTCTATCTTTTCATGTAGATCATGAATTAATTTACTTACTTTCATTAGCTTTTCCTTTCAATATAAACTTAATGACTTCGTTAGTCCAACCGTTCCCAAGTATTTTGTAGCCTTGACTATTACTAACTGACTTACAGTAATCATCAGGTAACGTTTGTAACCGACAACATTCCTTTACAGTAAGCTTTCTCCAATGTAAAGCGTTTTCTCCATAAGCATCAGGATACCTACCTTTTGGCAAAGGTGATACAACTGTATCCTTAGTCAATGTAGATAAGCACCGTGACTTATCAGAATCAGATACTTCTAAGGTTTGGGTAATTGGAACAGTTAGATCATTATCCTTACGTATGCCTTGTCTGTCTAGTCTACGACCTGTGATTGATGCTGACTTCAAAGGTTTATCCCCACAGACAATTTTAGGTTCTCGATTACCACCATTACACGTATTCAATGTAGGTGACTTGCCCTCGATAGAATAGACACGCTTTAGTATGTCATGTCCATTCAGATCAGCTATCCCAACTTGTTTGCAACCATCTCCAAATACCAACTGTCTACGTGACTTCTCAAAATACATTTTCAAGTTACCACCTTTCCAATAGTTTGCATCTAGACAATATGACTTTTCCCTATCCACACAACCACACTCTATTATGTCACGAAGTTTGACATTTCTATCTTCAGGTATGTCGAACTCAAAATCTGTTATGTACATACGTAGTCTATTCTGTGCAGATACAATAGATGAATTGATCATGTAAAGTTTCAAGTTAGGATTGATCTCTTGTAGTGTACTTAGAATAATGTCTTGCCATTCTTTTTTCATACGTACGTTTTCAAACAACAACTTACATTGAGGAAACCGTTCGTAATGGTATTTGTATATCTTGACAAAATCAAAAAACAACTTCGATTGAGGATGTTCAAAATTTAACCCCTTGCCTGCCACAGAAAATCCCTGACAAGGTGACCCACATAGAATAACATCCATAGGTAAGTTTCTTGTTATATCAATGACATCTCTTATGTCACCTATATGAATTATATCTCTGTGATTATCTTGAGCTACCTTGATAGCAAACTTATCTATCTCAGAACTAAACCAATTAGTTACAGGTAACCCCAACTCTTTTACTGCTTGGCGACCTATCTCGCCACCACTACATAAGTTAAGCCAATTCATACTATTTCCTTTCATTTAACTGTTCTTAGTATAGGAGTGTATATCACTCAGGGAAACTTATACAACTAACTAAAACTATCTGTCAACAAAAAAAAAAGAGAAGCAACTTTTTAAGGTTGCTCCCCTCTTTAACGTAAGGAGAAATATGAGCTTATGAAAGCACCAACTTATGAAAGGAAAAGTTAGTTAGTGCTTTCCTTATGTTGCCTGACATTAACAGAGTACTTCTGGCTTCGCTTATCTAGCATAGCCATATTGTCTCTTAGCCAATCAACACAAGCATTTTTTGTCTTGGCGACAAAACAGGTTATCCACAATCGATAATCTGTGTTGTGTCCTTTTTTGACAAATTCCTTATCTTGTAATCCTATACGTACGGCTGACAACTTAGCGTCAACTATCCACATACCATCACTTCTTTGTTGTATGCTTGTCTTGGTTTGTTTCTTTTCCATACGCTTTATGTAAATCCTCTAAATATAATTTGACAGATGTACGAATTAAATCTGCAATACTTACTTGCATGTTAAACGTATCAGATTCTTTTGTCGAGTACTTTTTTAGTTCTTCGTAATCTTTTTTTTCTATCGTCAAATTGTATGACGTGGTATCTTTAAATAGTTTGTTTGGTCTAGTCATAGTGTGTGTTCTCCCAAAGGGTTTCACACACATACCACGTATTTAAAATTACGTCAAATTATTTTTTATGTTGACAATAATTTTGTTGCGTAGTAATGATTTCTAAATGGAATGGGTAAAGAATTATGTGGGAAATTTACACGTTGTTTCTTATGGGCGTTATAGGGGTGATTGCCCTGTTTGTCATAGGAGTAACACCTTTAGTGTAACTGATACAGGATTTGAAAGACTATGGTATTGCTTTCATGCTGACTGTCACACTAAGGGATCTACAGGAGTGCAACTGACTAAG